CTGAATTTACAGACGCAACTTGTGATATAAACTCAAATACTACAGTAACTTGTGATTCAAGCTCAAAAATAGCTGTTGGGCAAAGCGTTTCTGGTTACGGAATTGAAGCAGGAACTTTTATAACAGCTGTAAACTCTGCCGGTTCTGTTACTTCTTTTACGATTAATCAAGCAGCAACTCAAACAGGATCTAACATTGATTCTTTAACATTTGCCACAAGTTACCCAGCTGGATCTCCAAGCGCAGGAATGGGTGCTGGTGTCACAATCACAGCACTTCCTGTTTCTTTAGTTGTTGGAGATCAAATTAAATTTGCAAATGGTGGTCTTTTTACTTTAAGCACTAATGCGGCAAAAGATGCCACAACAGTTTATGGTTCATTAACAGGAGCAAACATTGTTAATGACGAACTTGGAACTATAAGTATAAAAATAGCTGATAAAAACCCTTCAGATATTCCTGTTTATTATTTTCAACAAGCGGAGCAGTATTTAATAATTCAAGACGGGAGAAGCTTGCCTATTATTTTTAACGGAGCTGTTTCTCGAAGATCAGATGTTAGAAATAATGAAGTGCCTGTCGGGCAAGCAATGGCTTACGGCAACGGAAGGCTTTGGGTTTCAAAAGGTAGAGAGTTTGTTGCTGGGGATATAGTAGGCGGCCCAACTAGCGTAATTCAATTTACTGAAAATACATATATTGCTGAAGGCGGAGCCTTTGCTGTTCCTTTAAATACTGGCGATATAACAGCAATGAAGTTTATGAATCAACCTGACAGCTCTCTTGGTCAGGGTGAACTTTTAGTTCACACAGATAAAGCGGTGTTTGCTGTAAATGTTCCAACAAGTAGAGATGATTGGAAAAAAACAAGTTACCCAACAGTTAGGATTGTAGCTATTAATTACGGAGCAGTAAGTGATCGCAGTTGTTCTTTAGTTAATGGTGATATGTTTTATAGAGCTACTGACGGAGTAAGAAGCTATGTTTCAAGCCGAAGAGAATGGAAAGAATACGGTCAAATTCCAATAAGTAGAGAAATAGGGCCGTTAATAGTTAATGAGCAAAAACGTAATATCTCTGGAATATCTAGCTCTGTTCTTTTTGATAACAGGCTTTTAACAACAATTAATCCAGACACTAACAGTAGTCAGGGAACATTTTTTAAAGGGCTAGCTGTTTTAGATTTTGATTTAGTTGGCGGTAACGGGCAAAAAAGCCCAGCTGCTTGGGAAGGTATTTGGACGGGATTAAACTTTTTGGAAATAATTGAAGCAGAAATAGACAAAGAATCTCGATGTTTTATTTTTGCATTAGACGGAAATTGCAGAATACAACTCTGGGATTTAACTAAAAACGGAAAAGGAGATGTAACTTACGGGACAGACGGAGACGGCAAGCTGGTTTCAAGTAGAAACAGAATACAATGTTACGTTGAAACTTCTAGTTATTCTTTTGAAAATCCTTTTGAGTTAAAAAAACTTGAGTATGGAGAAATGTGGGTTGACGAGTTAGAAGGGGAAGTAGATTTTGATATTAAATACAAGCCGAACCAATATCCTGCTTGGGTTAATTGGTCTGAGTTTAGCGAGTGTGCTAAAATAGAAACTTGCGGGACAAACACTACCTGCACGTTAAATAATTATAAACCTCAATACAGAACCAGAAGAAGACTATCTCAACCATCTGACGATTGTGAATCCACTAACGGTGCGCCAATGCGTAACGGGTACGAGCTTGCAGTTAGAATTGGATGGACAGGTCAAGCTAGATTAAAAGGTTTTAGGTTACACGCCTATCCAGTTATTGAAGAACCATACGGAGACTGTCCAGAGTTTGGAAACTGCACATAAAAAATATGACATATAAAGAATTAATTATTGATTGCACGACAATCACAGAACAAGACCCTTACAATTACGGAAGAGGTAGTAACTTTACTGTAAATTGTAATGAAAATATAGCTTACAAATCAACAGACGAAACATCAAATTGCGTAGAAGAATAAAATGCCAACAAATGTAATATTAAACAAAGGAGAAATTCCTAGTAACAGTTGTTTTACAACTGTGCCAGAGTTGTACAATTTATTTATTAACTCTACGTCAGCTGAAGTAGCTGGAAATTATTCTCTTTTTAATTATGGAGACACTATCCCTTCAACTGAAGATACTGACAAGCCTTGGGTAAGAACTGTAGCTGGTCAACCAGACAGACTTTACTACTACTACAACGGGGCTTGGGTTTCTAAACACCCTATTCCTTATGTTTCTGGAAGCGTTGGGGAAAGACGAATATTTGTTGGTGCAGCAGCAGATATTAATACTTATGACGGCGGTTCTGGTTCTTTATCAGAAGTAACTTTAACTACTGGGCCTTTCTGGGAGAAAGATGCTGAATTTAATGCTAAGTTTCCAGTTGGAATAGGTGAAACTGAAAACGGAACAGAAATAACAGAAGCTTCCAGAACTGGCGGTTTAGATAAAACAACATTACTGGAGCAAAATTTACCACCACACGGACACACTCTAAAATACACTGAAAGAGGTTACAGAACAGGAGAAAACCCAGACTTAGGCGAAGGCTCTCTTATTCCCGGCTCCAAATCATCGGACGGAATGCTTAACACTGGGCCGGGGTTAAGTGGAACTCCTTTTACAAATCTACCTCCTTATTACGGGGTTTACTTTATTAAACGAACAGCAAGAGCTTATTACACAGTAGTATGAAAGTTACTCTTGGAGACGCAAAAACCAGAATTGCAAAGCATCTTAATCTTTGCTCTACAGATGCTCGCACCACTGAGTACATCAACGAAGCGCAGCGTCGTTTGATCGAGAGCGGTAAGTGGAAAGGTACATACGGCAAATTTAATATCTGTGTTACAGATGGGTGCATTTGTTGGCCTAGACAAATAGAAACAATTGAGTCTGTAGCTGTTAAACAAAATCCCGGCACTGTCCGTAACGGTTGGTTTGAGTTTGTTGAAAGTGGTTACGGTCTTCTTGATAATAAGGATAACATTGGATACCAGCTGGTAGATAGGGGCGAAGCTCCTACACATAAAGACCTGTCTGGTGCTGGTAAAAAAATAAGAGTTTATGGGACTACAGAGGCAGACGTAGGCAAAACAATTACCATTAAAGGTTTTGACTCAAATGATAACTGGGTAAGGACAATTAAAAGTGGAGCTGGGTCTTCAGCAATTTATCAAGATGGAAGAGTTGTAACTTTAGTTTCTCCTTCCGCTGGAACACCTTACGCTACTACTACTGATTTATTTAAAAGCATAACTAGTATTACAAAAGATGTTACTCAGGGTGATGTTATACTTTATGAGCTAACAGATGAAAGTGCTGGGACTATTGTAGAAATAGCTGAGTATGAACCAGACGAAACTTTACCTACTTACCGAAGATCAATTATTCCTAAATTAGGTGGAGCATCTTCTGGATGTGACAGTGTAGCTGTAACGGTAATAGCAAAGCTTAGGTTTATAAACGCCGTCAACGATACAGACATATTAATGGTTAGCGATAGTTATGCTGTTAAAAATATGGCAATAGCAATCAAGCTTGAAGAAAATAGAGATTTTGGTGCAGCCTCAGAATACCGCAATCTGGCCTTTGATTCTCTTCAGAATCAACTAGCAAATCATATGGGTGATGGGGTTGTACCTGTTTTACAAATGACAAACTTAAATACACACGGTGGTGGTGGAATAGAAAGCTTAATATAATGGCAGTAGCAGCATTAGCAGCAGGACTAGGAGCGAGCCTTTTAAAAAAAGGCCCAAAGATCCCTAAATACAAAAAAGTAGATCAAACAGCAGAACAAACTGCTGCAATAGAAGGCAACTTAGCTAACTTTGCACAAGCCAGAGAGCTTGCAGCTAAGACAAGTGCAGCTGACCAAGAAACACTTGAGGCAAATCTTGAATCAGCAATGCCCGGTTATAGAAATTTAATATCTGGGGCAGGTGGTGCAATTGGAAATATGATTGCAGGAAGGCTTCCTATGGCAGACCAAGGCTTAACAATACGTCGAGCCGCAGAAAGCGGTATGGGTATGGGGCTTGCCGGAAGTGCTGCCGGAAGAAATGTTGTGGCTCGTGATTTAGGGTTAACCCAGTACGGAGTAGCTCAAGCTGGATTAGGAGCGTTGAATCCTTTTCTATCAACAGTACGAAGCACGTCTGTCGCTAGTCCTATGGCTGTTGGTTCATCTTATCTAAGTCCAGAAAACAGAGTTGGAAGAGCAATTCAAGAAAACCAATTCGCTTATCAAGCAGCTGTCGGCAAAGCAAAGTCTGACGCAGCTAATAATCCTTTCAATAGAGCAATGAATTTTGTATCTGGAGCAGCTGGAATGTATACGGGTAATTACGGAATGGGTCAGGGGCTAGCTGCTGGTATGAGGAGGTTTTATGTCCGGTATTAGGTCTGGACTTGGAAGAATTTTTGGAGGAAGCAGTAGCTTGCCAACAAACCCGACACCAATAGGAGTTGGATTTAACCCGTCAACAGGAGCTTCATCCAGTTTTCCAGCTGGATATGGACGTTAATTAAAATGGCTGAACCAGTAGATTATTTTATGCAGGGCGTAGGGCTGGGACAACGATCTCGGTCTATTCGCAATCAAGAAGAACAATTCCGCACTAACTTAGCTGAACGATCTAGGCAATTTGATTTAAGCAACGACATTGCTCAATCAAACCTACAACTAAGACAAAAAGAATTTAGTCTTCAACAGGAAAATGCTGTTATTGATAACAGATATAAAACTGCTAATTCTATAAGATTAGAAGCTGCTAATCAGACAAACAAAAAACTAGCTGACGAAGCTGTTCAGTTTGCTCCTAATTTATCAGCTTATAATGATGAATTAAACTTATGGAACGCAGCTGAACAGCCAATCCCAAAAATTCCTTCTGGATTGCCACTGGCTCAAAGAAAAGAAGCTGAAGCAATGAGGGATAACACAATAGAAGCTTCAAAATCAGATGAATACGTTAAAATCCAAAAAGATTGGATTGCTTCTAAAAAACAAATTTGGATAGACGATTATAAATGGG